GTTTATATCTATGATTTAAATTAATGTTATTATAATTATTATCATCTATTGAAAAAAATTTTTTATATAAAGGTACATAATTTTGCGGATTTGAAAAACTATTTTCCTCTAAAGATTTGAAAAGTTGTTGATTGTTATTTTTCTTATAAGAAAGATTAAACATTAATTTTTATTGATATATTTAAATGTATTTTTAAACCTAAATATGCGTAAAATATATACATTAAATTACTCTTTCATTTATATATGAATTTAGAACTAAAGAAGTTTGATATGAAAAACATCAGTTTCAATGCAAATGAAACACAAGGTCCAGTTATTGTATTAATAGGGCGTAGAGATACAGGTAAAAGTTTTTTAGTTAGAGATTTATTATATTATCACCAAGATATACCTATAGGAACAGTTATTTCAGGAACAGAAGCAGGTAATGGATTTTATTCTCATATTGTTCCTAAATTATTTATACATGATGAATATAATACAGCAATTATAGAGAATATTTTAAAAAGGCAAAAAATGGTAATAAAACAAGTAAAGAGAGAAAAAGAAGCATATGGTCGTTCAAATATTGATGGTAGGGCATTCGTAATATTAGATGATTGTTTATATGATAATTCTTGGGCTAGAGAGAAGTTAATGCGTTTATTATTTATGAATGGTCGACACTGGAAAATAATGTTAATAATTACAATGCAATATCCATTGGGTGTACCACCTAACTTAAGAACTAATATAGATTATACATTTATATTAAGAGAACCTTATTTAACAAATCGTAAAAGAATTTATGAAAATTATGCCGGTATGTTTCCAACATTTGAAAGTTTTTGTCAAGTAATGGACCAATGTACTGAAAATTATGAGTGTTTAGTTATATCAAATAATGCCAAATCAAATAAATTAGAAGACCAAATATTCTGGTATAAAGCACAACCACATGGTGAATTTCAACTTGGTTCAAAAGAATTCTGGGAATTATCTAAAGGTATTGATTCTGACGATGATGATGGTGAATTATTTGACCCTAAAGCAGGGAGAAAAGGACCTACTATAAACGTTAAAAAAACAAAATGGTAAAAAATATTAAGTAAAAAAATTGAATTAAAAAATATTCATTAATTAAAATTATTAACAATGGTATCAATAGTCTCCACAATTATGAATTCTTTTATTAAACAAGCATCTTCAAAACAAGATTTCACTTTCAATGGTAAATCAGCTGATAAAACATTTGATTTTTTAGGAGTAGCAGACGCCCACGGAAAATTATTAAATGCTTTATATCCTACTACAATACTAAAAAAAATGGATTTTAGTATTGATTTACAAGATGAAAATTTCTTTGAGAAAATAATTGAAAAAACAAATATTGAAAAAAGTAATAATGTTGGTTCAACACTTTGTATTTGTAAAGTATTTGAAGATAGATTTGAATTCTCTTGGGTTGGTGACTCAACTGGTAAACTTTATAAGGAAGGATCATGTATATGGCAAACAAAAGACCACGACCAAATTAATGAAGAAGAACAACAAAGATTGGAAAATAACCCTGATGTTAAAATAATAACAAAAGACCCTTATGGTGAAAAGATTCTTGATATTAAAGTAAAAAATCCCACTACAATTGAAATGGTACCTATAAAATTATACGAATTCCTCTATAAAAATAGAATTAATTTCACACATTCTTTGGGACATATGGGATTAACTGGTTCTCATATATCTAAGGAAACAATAGAACGGGTCCCAGGTGTTTCATATAAAGTAGTTTGTGCTACCGATGGTCTTTGGGCGATGGTATTTGATGGAGATAATAAATTTATCGGTGATCCTAAACATTCTAGTGAAGATATTGTAAAATTTGCGGATAAAAGATGGAGGCAAAGTTGGAAACAAGAATATAAAGGTAAAATAGTTGAAAATGGAGTAAAATTTCCGGAAAGTAATATAGATGATATTGGTGTTTCAGTATGGTGTTGTTAAATAATATTAAAACAATATTCTCCAGTAAAATTTTTTTGTTCTTAAAATGGATTATATTTTATCTATTTTAATGACTTCACCACCACCCAATTGGACCTTTTTCAAATATTTCTCTCTATTTTTTTCTTTAAAATTTTGAGTACAATAATGTAATTCTGGTAATCTATGATTACTACAAAAACGAAAATCACAATTACATACTAAGTCAGTTAATTTAAGTTTTTTTCTACATACTGTTAAATTACATCTTTTTTTGGATTTTTTATGTATTTTCTTTTCTGTTTTTTTTTCATTGGATTTGTTTTCATTACTTAATCCTATGATTTTTTTACTACTTCCATCTAAAAAAAATTCTACATCATTGGGGATAAAATATAACATATGTATATTTGTTATATTTTATTTTAAGCTATTTTTTAATTATCTTTAGCATTTTTTAAGTCTTCTTCTGCTTTATCTGTTGCTTTTGTTCGAATATTTTCACCTTCAAATAATTCTTTTCTAATATCCGCACTACTAATTTCACCTCCTTCTAATGTCTTTTCCAATGAAGTTGTACCTACACCTACAAGATTTCCATTCTCATCAATATTTTGTGTTAATTTATTCCCACTTTCTTTAGCTTTTTTCTTATTATCTTCAATAGCGTTTTTCTTTGCTTCTAAAACACGTTTTTCGAATTGTGTTTTTGCTTGTTTTTCATTTTCATTTTTCTCTTGCATTAAAGCATTAAGTTCCTCTTCTAGATATTCGACACGACCTGTTTTATAAGCATCAGGGTTAAAAGGTACCCACATTCCAACCGGTCCTATATAAACATCATGATTTGGGTCTACTTCACGTAATAATTTTGCTCTAAGCTCTGCTTCTTGTTGTGTGGGATAAGAACCTCTAACCTTAATACCTCGTGTATTAGTTTGAAAATTATGTTTTTCATTAAAAATTTCACCTAATTCTTCCCCCTTTCTATCCAAAAATGTTTTATATTCATCTTCAATTGTTGTTGCAATCAAATTATCCTTTTCTGTTCCAACAAAATCTTCAAAATCTTTAATCAATGTTTCATTATCAAATTTATATTTAAAAGAAATAAAATTTAGGAATTGTGTAAATTTTTCCATAGATTTAGAAAAATCCCAGTATTTTAGGAAATACTCAAATAAAAAGATGTTTTTTTCTCTTAAAATTTTTTCTGGTGAAATAAATGACATAGCGAAAAATTTTTGGCCTGCTACTGGTTTATCTTCATCTAGTACATCTACATAATTAGTATTAACTTCACCTGTTGGTGTTTTCATTCTCTCAAAACTTTTGGACATTATATTTAATTATATCCAATTATTTTAAGTTTTTTTATTAATAATATATATTTTTTTTCTTTATTAACTATATAATATGCTTAGTGGATTAGGATCAGCTCTCGATTTAGGTGAATTACTCCGACGTGTTGTTAAATATTTAGTAGAAGGTGTTATGGTAGCTATCGCAGCAATGGCTATCCCAAAAAGATCTCTCAATCTTGAAGAAATTGGTCTTATTGCTTTAACTGCCGCAGCTACATTTAGTATTCTTGATACATATGTACCAAGTATGGCTGTTTCAGCTAGAAGTGGTGCTGGCTTTGGTATGGGTGCTAACCTTGTTGGTTTCCCAGGTGGACTTTAATTAATTAGATAATTATATTAAATATAATATAATTATTTTACAGGATTTTATCATATTTAATATTATTAATGCATAAATACAAGTCTTAACTCGGTTTAATATCTAACACTAAAGTTCACTTTCTTAAAAAGATATTATATGGTTTCTATAAATTCCCAATTTAATTCTTTACATATTTTTTTCCATATTTCATCCTGTTCTATTCTTTTTACAGGATCTTTTAATAAGGGAAAAAATGGTAAAAATTTAACTTCACCAAGTAGTTCACATATTTTATATAATACATAATAATAATTTAAGAAATTAACACGATTATCAGGACAATGTTTAGCATATGGACTTTGTATTTCCATAAAAAGAGAACATAATTTATCTTCTAATTGTGGGTTCATTACAGGGGGTTTTATTCCTAATTTATCTTTAATAAATGGTATGTGTTCATAATATTTATTGTAACCTAATTTTTTTAATATATCTTTGGCTGCTTGATTTGTCATATCTTCTACTTGCATTCTTTCTTTTTTTATTTGAATAACGATATTTTCTAAAACTTCTTTTGGTATTTGCGTTGTTTCCTTTGCTTGAAATTGTGCTAATATTTCTCTAAAATGATTAATTCTTTTATATGCATAAAAACAGACTTCTTTAGGAGGTTCTTTATATGATGGCTTTTCATGTTCTATTAAATAAGGAAATTGTGTACTACATTTATTACAAATAACCACACCTTCATGTAATACATATATTAATTCCCCTTTACATTTTTTACAAACATCATGTATTATC